AAAATATAGATTTCGCAATCCTTTTCGGACAATTTCCTTTGTGTTTCTATCAAGGAACTTTTTACCATAAAAACTTTCAAGTTTTCGAGAAAGCTCCTTAGACGCTTCTCCATCTTGACCTGGTAACACATTTAAAGCAGGAGGGTTTGCAATCAGTGAGTTTATAACCGATTCCATGTTTGGGAATACTCGGTTTGCTTGCACACGGTAGTCACGTCTACGAGCCGGCAACTTATCGAGCCAATTTGCCCTGTTTTCGTATTCAGCAGTGTTTGCCTTGTATGTCGCTGATACAATTTCCCACAATTCAGCAGAAGAACTCCACCGCGCCTCAATCAGTTGAGCTTTTGCCGTATCGTCTAGTTGTGAAATATCGTATTTTGCCATACAAAATATAGCGAACACCCTCTTTCGAGAATGTCCGCCTGTTTTTTAGGTGTGGACTAAGTACTAACTTAAGAACTATACCATATATTTTACAAATAAAAGACAATATGTGGAAAACTATACAGAATGCTTGCGAAAATAGAGTGTATCAGCCCTCTGAATCGTGCGTAAAGTGCCAATATGGTCAAAATGAAGTGTAATAGCTGCACTTTTCTGATTAAAAACACCTGCATTAAGTAACACATTAAATATCTCATAGTGCTCTTGAAAAAGTAAGAACTTCCGTGCATCTTCATCTGCTACATAAATTGGTATTTTTTCAGTTGTCATGAGTTATTTTCACTAAAAGCGCGTGATATGTCATACACATTGTCAGCACCGAGCACAGATTGCTTTTTTTCTTCACCAGAAGCATAAAATACACCAGAACTACCGCCTAACATAGCAAGATATGAGTACAAATCAGCAAAAACAAAGTGGTCTTCACTTGTTGTTGAATCCCAGATAAAACGTTCAATTCCCTTATTATTCACTACTTTTGCACGGCGCATTGTCTCAAAATGCTTGATATACAACCGAAACATCTCATCTGCTTCAACTCCGATGCTCCACTTAGCCTCTATCATGTTAGTAAAAAATTGGTCAAGCACTCTGTCACGATGTGAGTAAACAATACCGTTCTTATCATGCTCTCCCCACCACACGATTGTTTGTGGGTTGTTATTATTCTCCTGGAAGTACGACATCTTCATGAATGGGTACTTTTCAACGTAGTGTCGCGAAGCAGTGTTGTCAGGCATAGCATCTATAACACCAGCAGTTGGTTTCCATGTCGCAATAATTGAATCAAGCTCTGACCATGCAGAAAATCTACCAATCTTTAACAGTCCTTTCTCTGAGCGTATTGCATAATGCTTGATATTTCCTACATCTACACCAAGATACACATGCCCTGTTACTAAACTCTTTGGTGTCCACAGGTCGAGAATGGTAGCCTTTGAAACACTCAAATCACCAGGAGAATACGCCTTGCCCAGTACAAAGTTATTAAAATACGCAGGGTCACCATGAGAGTCATCTATGATTTCCTCAGCAGATATCCAGCAGCACATAAGGTGAGAAATATGATACCCACTGATTTTGCTATCAGGATTCTGTGCAATCCATTTTCCATCTCGACGTACATCATCGTGAATTGGTTGTTTACATTTCCTACACTGGTACTGTTTTGTCTCTAGGTTTATTGACTCAGGAAACTCAAGAAAATGTACATCTGTACAATGAGGGCAGGTAATGCACCACTCTTTTTGGTCACTCTTGTTCCATTGTAAATCAAGCTCATCACGCTCAGTGCCAGGGTTGCTAAACATCCACCTACCCTTGTACTGACTAGATTTTGTACGTGACTTATATGTTTCAATTGCATGTTGGTCAGAGCGTGAAATCTCATCATGAATCAACAGGTCAGCAGTTGTTGAAATAGGACCAGTCTTTGAAACAGTACCTTTGAAAAATACAAATCTGTCGTTTAACTCTTTTCGCTCAACAGAGTCAATTTCCATTCCAAGAAATTGCTCATGGTTTGCCTGAATTATCTTGTTGAACTTTGTACCAACAAACTCACGCACAGCATCATCAGTTGGGAAAGTATAAATGACGTTAAACTGTAGGTGCTTCACTGCAAACAATGTCTTTAATGAAAAGACAACACTCTTACCAACCTGAGCACACGCGGTCAAAACGATATTAGGATTCCAATCACAGAGGATATCGAGAAGAAACGGGCGGTCTTTGAAATCAAAGGCATCACCCTTTTCACTAACGATACCCTCGGTGACAATCCACTGGAGGATAGAATAATATTGTTTATCCTGTTTTTTCATCTGTTACCTCGTTAACAATACAACTCTCAACTGTCACCAATGAAGAGGTAATAGCTGTTGCAGATTCAAGCGCGATGCGTACAACCTTTGCTGGGTCAATAATACCCTCAGAAAACATGTTTACATACTCTTTAGTCTTGAAATTGATACCGGTATCGCATGTCTGATTTTCTAACGTGATATCATCATCAATTCCAGCGTTCTTACACATCTGTTTAAATGGAGCAGATAGCGCGCGTTTAAACATTGGCTCATTCACTAAGTACTTCAATCGCATCAGCGTAACACCACCACCTGCGACAATTCCCTCTTGCAGTGCGGCTTGTGCAGAATTGATAGCGTTATCAAACTTATATTTCTTAGCATTAAACTCACTATCAGTGTATGCACCAACGCGAATAACACCAATACCTCCAGTCAAACATGCAAGACGCTCTTCAAGCATTTTCTTCTGAAACTCACTTGTCGTAGATGCTATCTGAGACTGAATTGCACTCACTCGCTCTGAAAGAAGTGGTGAAGAAAATCCGCCAATAATTGTTGTTGTGTCTCTAGTAACAATGACTTTCTCAGCTCTACCACAAACCTGTACAGTTGCCTTATCAAGCTTCATACCTTTTTCTTCTGAAATAACAGCACTCCCAGTGAGGTACGCAATATCTTCAAGAAAATCCCTAGCGCGTGAACCTGAGTATGGATTTTGCACGCATGCTATGTTTGCGATTTTGTTTACCGCATTATGTACAAGTGTTCCAAGCGCTACAGACTCAACGGTATCTGCAATAAAAAGAATATCCTTACCAGTACCAATTGAATTGAGTAGCCCAAGTATTTGCTCATTCATGCTAATTCTCCGGTCAACCAGAACAATATACGGTTCATTCAAAACAGTTTGAGTGTTTGCAGGGTCATTTATAAAATATGGAGAAATCAACCCTTTATCGAATCGAGCACCTTTAACTACTTCTTTTGAGTATCCAATCTGAGCACCTTTCTCAACAGACACGACGCCATCAACTCCAACATCTTTAATTATCTCACTGATAAGTTTTGCAACATCAGCATCAAGCGATGATATCGTTGCTATGTTTTCAATATGTTCAATACTGACATCACGCTTTATCTCTGACAATCGAGCAAGCACCTCTTGCAATCCTTTCTGTAAGCGCTCATGTACCACGCGAATCTTAGACGAATCATTCCCTATTTCCTTAAATGCCTCAGCGACAAGTGCTTGAGTCAGCACTGTAGTGGTCGCTGTACCGTCTCCACCCTCTGTAGACGTGCGTAAACCAGCCTTTCTGAGCATAAGTACACCCATCTGCTCGTACGGGTCTTGTAGGTCAATATTTTTCAAAATAGTAACACCATCGTCAGCCTGTATAGGGTCAAGTCCTGGATACTCAATAAGCGCAGTCATACCGACTGGACCGAGTGTTGGGCGCACTGCATCACATGCCTTATCAAGTCCTGCTTTTACTTTTACTCGCGCCTCATTACCATTTAGTATTTGTTTAGACATTGTAGAATTATAAAACAGCTAATACATCACGCACTGACACGAACTTTAAATCAAGTCCATTTTCTTTATACTCATGCGTATCAGGTGAATACTTTGCAAACACAACAGTATCACCAATCGCAACTGAGGTATTACCCACGTATACAGGAGCTTCTGGTAACGCATACACTTTTCCTTTGTACAAAAAATTATCCTGCACATCCACGGATTGGAAACCTGTCTTTTCTTCTTCTGGTAATTTTTCTACAGCGATATAATTGTTTGATATTTTCATTGTTATTTATTTTTATGACTATAATATAAATTAAATCCAGTTTGCCATGGTTGGATAGTATCCGTAAATGCTTTACCTCTATCAAGCGCTACAAACTTTGAGCGAAACCAGAATGAGTCTCTATGTTTGTCAGTAATCAATCGTATGCACCACGCATGACATGCGCGACACTTTGAACGATAGAACGCATGATACTCCGTTGTTGAATACCAATCAGACTGAATCTCTCGTATACTCAAACTTTTAAAATCTTTTCTACAGTGGTCGCACCAGAAATCTGTAACGCATACTGCTTTTGAATCTTGTAAGACTGTCAAACGCTCGTCAGCAGCCTTTACTCTTTCTCGGTGATACGTTCTGTCAGCACTTCTCTTCTCTTGCGCTTCAATCAATTCTTGGATGTGATAGTGGTGCTCAATTTCAGGTCGTGGTATATGGTCGTACCTCATAAGCCAATACGTTTATACCACGGCGCGGTGCCGGCATCTTCACGTTGCAACTGTGTAAGCTCTTCCATTGTTCCCTCTCCAAAAAACTCAGCCTTTACATTAGGAACTTCATCAGGTAGTGAATCAATTTGTTTTACTGAAAGCTCATCAATAACCGCTACAGGTTTTTGACTCAACTTCCAAATCTTTTTAATTCTAGCTATCATGTGGCTTATTTAATTTTTGCAACAACTGTTCTTTTATTTTTACTTCCATGTGTTTTATATTTTCTTGCACCTCTGGAGAGAAAATAAAATTGTAAGTCGTGTTGGAAGACTTTTGTTTCTCACCAACGTCTTCAATGCCGTAAATATTTGTCGCGTGTTTGAGTCCTTTATCAACAGCAGTGAAATCTTGATTTCCATCTTTATCAGTCGCAGTGAGAAGAACATTTACTTTCTTTGCGAGATACTCAGGTGTAATACCCTCTTTTTCAAGAGCTTCTTTAAGAGTTAATTGCACTTTTGCTATCTCTTGTTGCACGTTAGGATTTGTTAGCAGGTCATGAGCTTTGACACGAGCATAGCCATCATGTGTAATACCGAATACTTCCTTGACTGTTTTACTACCATTACCATTATTTTCAATGTACTTGCGGGCAAACTTCTTCTCACCCACTCGTAGTTTCGGTGTCTTCTTTCCCTGTGTCTGCGGGGTGTCCGTCATCTTCAACTCGTTTAAGTATTTGTATAGTAGACTTTACTTGAATGTCGCAATTGTATTTTGCGAAAACTTCGTTTATCTCTTTGTTGATTGCTTCCTCCTCTTCTCGTGACGGCTCGGTGTACGTTACGTTCATCGTGCAAGAATAGTGTCAATAACTTCTGCTTCTCCAAACTCAGGTTTGTAGGAAG